CTTGTTCGGCGAAATCAGCGTACACGAAATAAGTTTGCTATTGCTCATTGCTGACCCCTCCTTTGCAATGAAGAGGCGGCGGGGAAGCCCCCGCCGCCGCTGGTGTTACTCTGCTTGATCCATTCGTTTTTCGATGTGGTCAAGCCGCTTGTGTGCCTGTTTCGCCGACGCTTCAACGTCGGTCAAGCGCGTTACGAACTCCGTATTCGTCTTTCGCTGTTCCTTCTGCTCCGCCTTGATTTCGTCCGTGTTCGCCTTGATGTATCCGATCTCGGTTAAAACGGTCGCGTCGTGCTTCACATTGCTTTCCTTGTCCTTGTCCCTGTTACGAACAAAAGCGATATAGCCGAACACGATAGCGCATACGGTAGAAAAGACGGAAAGAACCGTTGTGAAAGTGTCCATCGTTGATCCTCCTTCCTGCCGTTATGTTATCTCTTCCCACTTCGTCGAATTGACGCGCGGGGAATAGACGGAAGATTTGAAGTGCTGGGCGACGCATACCCACTTCTTCCCGTTGTGCGTTACCTTTGTTCCCTCCGTGATTACTTCGCCGTCCGGAAGGTCAGCCCATGCGCCGATTTGCTCTTCGGTCGGTGTAAGCGTCCATTTGTCCGGATTTGAAGCAGGGGATTTCCCACGGCTGTAATGCGTCGCCGTGTAGCTCACGCCGTCAAGCGTTACCACGTCGCCCGTGATATAGCTTTTCTTCTCGTTCCACTCTTCGCCTTGCTCCGGAATGGAAACAAGGTTATTGCGGATACTCGAAATAATGCTTTCTTCGGTTTCGGCGCGGGCGGTTTCAACCTCCGCCATGATCGAAGCGCGCAAGGCTTCAAGCTCTGCCGCGCCGATCTGTTTTTCGCTCTTCTTGTGTGTTACGCTCATTCAAAATTCCCCCCGATCCCCGATACCCAGCAAGCGGTCAGCGCGTCGCCGCGCTGGACGGTTACGCGGATATTCATTCCGTACCGTGCCGCCGTGTTGATCTTGTTTGTGAAAACGTGTGCAACGCCTTGAACAACCGCGTTCGTGCAATCCTCCCAAACGGGGGAAGCGTCAAACGGATTGTTTGTCGCTTCAACCTTGAACGTGCCGCCCGCCGGAATATCTCGCGTTACCTTGATATTCGCGCGTGTCGGCTGGCTGTCGGCTTCCAGCGGCGTGGAAAGCGTGATAACGAAGCCCGCAATCGACTTCGTGAACGTCAGCGTCCGAACGGCGCTATTTCCTTCGCTGTCGGTCGCCGTAATCGTGATCGTGTGCTTTGCATTCGTAAGCGCCGTGAAGGTGTTTCCGGCAACGGAAAGCGTCTGCGTTGCGCCCAGCGTGATCCCGTTCTTCGTTGCGATTGTCTTTCCGTCGATCTTTTCAACAACGTTCACCGTGTCGCCGTCCGGATCGGTTACGCTGTATTGATAGGTGAAATCCCCGCGCTTCGTGCCAAGATCGGCGTTGCTTCCGGAAATCACGGGCGGCTGGTTATGAATTACGGCAATATCTCCGCTTGTGGTGTACGCGGAATAATTGCCGTAGCTGTCCTTTGCGCGGACGCGGTATTTTAACGTGTTCCACGCGGTCGATACCGCTTCCGTGAACGTCCTGCTTGCGGACGCTTGAACCTGTGTCCACGCGCCGCTGTTGTATGAGCGCTCGAAACAATAGGTCAGCGCGTCGCCGTCCGGATCGGTCGCCGCCGCGCAAGAAATGTTGATGTTCTGCCCGCTGTAACACGTTGCTGGTGCGGTAATGCTGGGCGGCGCGGAAGGTGCGGAATTGTAGATTACCGTATAATTTCCGTCGCTGTTCGGGCTGTCAGATACCAAGATAGAAGATTTAAGATTACAAAGCGGGCGAACGCCATAGCTGCCGTAGCACGCGCTGCGGCTGCTCAAAGAGCCGTCCGAATAGACGGCGCGGACGCTGTTGGCGTACGACGAATAAGGCGTTCGTAGCCACCAATACCAGCCCTTTGACGTGCTGAAATTGCTGTTCGTGTACTCCGAATTGCTCACGCATTGCGCCGTAGGATAAGCGACGCGGGAAGCGTCGTTGCTGAATAGTGCAAGAAGCGTTCCTTCTGCGATATTGTTTTCATTCGCAAGCCCCACTTCTGTGGTAGACGGAAGGAACATTTTTGACGTTACCGTTTCATAACTTCCGCCGTCGGTAACGGTGTTCCTTGCGACGGTCTGCGTTGTGGTCAGAAGCTCCGCAACAAACTTCGGATCAAGCATAGCAAGGAAGCCTGCCCACGCGTCGTACTCGTTGTAATTGTTCCATACGTTCGCGTTCGTAGGCGGCGCGTCCGCGCTGTGCTTTGCGCTGTACCACTTACCCGCCGCCGCGTTGCTATTTAGCCATTGCAGAATGTTTGAATGCTGATAGCGGTTATTGCCGTATTGTTTCCGGTCGCCGTTGCTGTTGTTCGGCTCTTTCGCGTCGAAGCACATTAACTGAATGATCTTTTCCGTAATCAGCGTTACGGAATTCGACGGGTAGCCGCTGTGGTTCTTGTCGGCGATCTTGAAAACGATTTTCGATCCGAAGCGTGATTGATACGCCGAAAGAACCGGAACTTCGATTTTCGCGCCCACCGACAAACTGCCTAATGTTTTTGACATTGTGCCGCCTCCTTTGTTTTCATTAAGCCGTTGTAAAACTGATCCGTCCGCCGGATCAAGTGATAACTGTTTCCCTTTTCGGCGTGTCCCCTCCAGCTTTGATAGGATTGTTCAACGGTCTTTGCGTCGATCCGTCCCGCCGCGTGAAGGGCGGCTAATTTCTTCAACTTCCGCTTCATATTGTTCTTGCTCCGGCGGCGCACCTTGCGGATCACCGCGCCGCTTTCGGTCAAGTATGTATGAAAGCCCAAGAAATCCACGCCGTGTGATAAGGGAAAGATATTTGTTTTCGCATTCAGCGAAAGCCCGCGCGCCTGTACGAATGCTTCAATCTGCTTCCGGCACTCCTGCAAATATGCTTTGTCGTGATGGATCAAAAAGAAGTCGTCCATATAGCGCCCGTAATATTTGATACCCAGCTTTTCCTTTACGAAGTGATCCAGCCCGTCAAGGTAGAGAAGGGCGAAAAGCTGTGAAGTCTGATTGCCGATCGGTATTCCGACGTTGCCTTCGGTGCTGTCGATGATAAGATCGACAAGCCACAAAACGTCCGGATCGGTTATCTTCTCGCGGATTAAGGTTTTCAAAACGTCGTGCCGGATCGAATAGAAATACTTTGAAATATCGCCTTTCAATATCCAGCCGTCAATTCCGTTCTTCCTGTAAAACCTCCGCATGAACTCTTGAAGCCTGTCTAACCCGTAATGCGTACCTTTCCCCACCTGCGACGCGTAGTTATCGCGAATGAACGATCTTGTCAAAATCGGTTCAAGCACATTATCGCAAAGCGAATGTTGAACAACCTTGTCTTTGTAGCTGTTCGACATAACCACGCGCCGCTTCGGTTCGTACACCTCGAACGTGTTATACGGGGACATGGTGTAGCGCTTCGTTCTGATCTGCGCGCTTAATAGGTTCAGCGCTTCAAGAAGATTAACTTCAAACTTTGCCGCCGCTCCTTTCCACCTCTTGCCTTGCCGCGCCTTTCGGTAGGCATTGTATAGGCTTTCAAAACTGTGTATCTTTTCAAAGTCTGTCATAACAAAAAATCCTCGCTGTTTATAACCTTTGCCAGCCGCCGGAAGGCGGTATGCTCCGGTATCGGCGATCCTGTATTCGTCCCCGCCGTGGATAGCGGCGACGGGATACACCTTCCTTTGATGGTGGTATTCTGCTTTCGGCTGTGCCTACTCGTTCACATAGTCCACCGAAGCGGGCGAACGCCATTGTTGCCGTTGTACGCGTTGTTGTTGTTCAAAGAGCCGTCCGAATTGACGTTGCGGACGTTGTTGGCGTTCGACGAATTAGGCGTATCAAGATGTACCCCGAACGTTTTTCAAGCTCTCGTTTTGTCCCGCTTCTTCCACGCGGTCGTCATGTACTTCACTTCAAGCGCAAGTTTTGACCAATATTCGCAACTGCTCATAGAAATAAAGCCCATTTCCTGCGAAAGCTCTATGAAAAATAGAAGCTCCTTGCAATAGGTCAGCGCCTTTGCTTGTAGCTTCTGCCGTTGTCTGTATTCCTGCGCGTCCCGAAGGTCTAATTCGTTCGCTTCAAGGACGCATTCGTAAATGTCCACCGCTTTATCCTGTATCCTGTTTACAAGCGTGAAGCGGTATTTCTTCGGGTAGCGCTCCGTCGAATTCGTGATCGTGAAGGTGTGCTTTACAAGGTCTTTCGCTTTCACAATCACGTTGAATTCCGTCGGTTCTTTCCGCTCCCGCTCCGGTCTTTGCATATATGCACCGTCCTTTCCGCATTTGCTCGATTATCGCGGTATCGTCGGCGCACCCGTCGAAATCGAAGCCCGCTTCGGTAACGGTCAGCTTTGCCGCGTTCCCTGTAACCGTTGTTCCTGTGATCTGCAATACCTCCGCGCCGCACCCGCCGCATGGCGGCGAAAGCTCCGCGAAGATGTTTCCGATCACGCACGACAATTCCGCCGCCGTGCAAGCGTACCGCGTCAGCATTCGATCCTCTGCAAACTCTCGTTCCAAATGCCCGTAGACGTTACGCCGTCGAGATCGTCGAAGAGGATCAAGAACGGATTTGCCGTAATGTCATTGAAAAGCACGGCTTCCAGCATATCAACGCGCGCGTCAAGCGCGTTCGTGATATTCAGAAGGTTTGTTGCCGCGTTATCGTCAAGGACGGTTTGCAAGCCGTTAAACCATGCGTTGAAGTCCGCCGCCGCCTGTGTTTCAAAATCCGCCATGTGTTGCTCGAACGCTTCATACTGCGTGTTACCCTGCAATTTCAGCGAATTCATATACGAAACAAGCGTGTTGTACTCCGCCGCCGAAAGGGATTGATATTCAGCGAACCACGCTTGAAGCTGTGCGTTAAAAGCCGCCGTGTCGATCTGCTGAACGACTGCGGCGACAACGCCGCAAAGCGACGTGTTCAAGCGTTGATCCGTGATCTTGCTTTGCGTGATTGCTGTTACGCCCGCGCCCACGTAGATGTCCGCCAGCGCAAGCTCGTAAATGTCCGCGTCCCTCTGCAATGCGGGCGCGGTAGGGGACGCGCTGAACGAAGAAGATTTGACCTTCACCGACATAATGCGGTTTGTCAAATCCCAGCGGACGACAACGCGATCAATGCGGTTCAACTGTCCGTCCGCCGTGTCAAGCGTTACGGCAAGATCGCCCGTATTGAAGTAGAAGTAACCGTTGATCCACGCTTTGCCCGTTTTTACGTTCAGCTTCATTCCGTCGTTTGCGACAACTTGAAGCCCCGTCGAAGGGACGGGGAAAACGCCGTTCCCGATGAACGAAGCAAAGTATTCCGCCCAATCCTCCGCCTTGTACGTGCGATCGTGCGAAACGCTATTGAAGAAACTTGATTTTTCCATGCTGTGAAGCCCTCCTTTATTTCGTAATCTGCCGAATTTGTGTCAGAAGCGCGGGCAAGCTCTCGCCGAAGGTAATATCTATTTCTTCGCCGCTGGTTTCGTAGGTTTCCGCGATCTCCGTTATGCGAACGTCAATGCGGACGTTCCAGCGCTTATTGATACACGTTACGCGATCGCCTAAATCGTAATCCGTGCCGTACTTCAAATTCGCGTTCGTGTTGATCTTCGATCCGAAAGCAAGCGTTTCCGCGTATTGCTCCAGCTCTTCAACGCCGCGCGCGGAAAGAAGCGCTAAATACTGCGCCGTTGTAAGCGTTACGGTCTGCCCGCTCTCGTTTTCGTATTCCTGCACGATGTCCGTTGCATTGATGAAAACTTCGTCGCGGGAAAGCCCCGCCGCGCTTCCGCCGACTTCCGCAACCTTCCGCGTTACGCCTTCTTTTTCTTCTCCGCCGACGTAAGCCGTTGTTTTAAGGTTTTCAACGCTGTTCGTGTATTCCTGTTCCACGATGTTGTCGAACTCCTGCGAAAAGATACAAGGCGCGTTCCCTGCGGTATTGCCCGCTGTGAGATCGCGCCCTTCGTAAACGGAAAAGGTATGCTTGCCCGTGCGGGCATTTGTCAGAACCCGAATACCCAGCTTCGCCGCCTTCGCCGCTGTTTCCGCCGCAAGCTGGGCGTTCGCGTACTGCTCCGAAGTATAGTCGATCTGCCCGCTTCCGGTGTCTGCGTCGGTCGTTGATATGCTGAAATTCGGGATATTGCGTGCCGCCCCCGCGTTCGTGCAAGTCTGCTTCACAATGGCGTATAGAATGTTCTGTGTCGTGTCCTTCGTGATGATCTGCGTTGTCAAAATGCGCTTGCCGATCCACGAAAGAAGGAACTTGCCTTGAACCTCTATTTCCTCCATGCCCTGTGAATTCTTCGTGATGTGAATATAGCGGATTTCCGCCGCTTCGTTGCCGCCGCGCTTGATGATGATATTTTCCTTCACCAGCAAGCGGGCGTGTTCCTCCGTGAAGGGAACAAGCAACTTGAATTCGCCGCAACTCCAATAACGCCGCGTCCATATCAAGGACGAAATCTTTTCGACAATCCCTTGAAGTGTCATATCGCGGCTATAAACGTATAATTCCACCGCGTTACACCCCCAAATACAAGTTATTGTGATAGATTGAAACTTCGAGATTTTCCGCGTTTGCGTCCGCCGAATAGCGGAATAGATTGTCGCCCACGGCGATCTGCAAGTATGAGCTATCAACGTCGAGATAGCGGAACGCGTCAGTAATTACGCCGCCACGGTTCAGCTTCACGGCTTTTTCACCGTAGCCCGTGGAAACGGTTAAAACGTCGCCCGCTACAAGCGAAATATTCAGCTTGATAAACTCCCGTGTATCGACGTTCAGCAATACGGGATTTGTAACCGCGCCGATCGCGCGGAACTCGATCCGGATACCGCTTTTTACGTCGCCAGAATTGTAGACGTTCACAATCAGCGACGGCTGGCGATAGCCGATTTCCCAGCCGTCGTAAAGCTCCAGCCCGTCCGGAACGGGGAATTCAAAGCCGCCGATCCACGTTGCTATGTCCTCGCGCGTTTCCGTTTCCTCTCTCCAAAAGGGATTAAGGCAAGACAAGCTAACCGTGAATTGCTCGAAGATCGGCTTTCGCTTGAAGATCGGCGCGTCGTCGATCTTGCACCCGATCACCCGTCGGAAGTCGCCGAAAACATACGTCAACGTTGCTTCGTACTGCGGATTTAATATGCGGTTCAGCTTCCGGCGTAGGTTCTGCGCCGCTTGCTTGTCCCGCTCCTTGATGTATCCCACGATGTCAATATCGCGGCTTTCAATGCGGTATCCTAAATAGGTGTCGCCGTCCTGCCCCATGCTGTTGGTGCTGTAAATAGCGTTCCGCACGTCGGAAAGTCCGGTAACGTCCTTGAAGTTTACGTGATACGAAGAAGCGGGGGAAAACTCTATGCTTTCCCCGCGCTCGTTCGTGTAAATCAATTTTTCTTGTGTCCTCATGCCATAACCTCCCGCGCAATCTGCCGGAACTGCCGCGCCGCCTGTCTTTGCTGTTCGGCGTAGCTCGTTTCGTTCGCATAGATGTTTTGCACGACTTCAACGGAAGGCGTACCGCCGCCGCGCTTGTCGCGCCCCTCTCCGGAACGGAATTCCGGAACGGCGTTCGATGTTTCACGGCGGATCGTGCTTTCAACGTCGCGCATTTCACGGGCGAAGCCCTCGCCCAAGCCCTGCGCCATGTACGAACCGATACGGGCAAAAACCTTCGACGGGGAATTGATTTGCATTTCTGCTTCAACTGCCGCCACGATCTCTCTCATCATTGACCGCACTTTGCTTTCCAGCCAGCCGGACATATTTTGAAAGCCCTGCCAAATGCCGCGCACCATCTCTTCGCCCGCCGCCGTGAACTCCGATACGTAAGAGCGAAGGGCGGTAATAATGGGCTGAACAATTTGTGCAACCTTTCCCGTGATCTGCGGGATACCCGCGATCATGCCTTGCGCTATGCTCTTGTCAATGTTTGTTCCTTCGGTTACGAACTTTTGATGTTGCGCCGTGAATGCGGTAATAATGCTTTGTGCGATCTGTGGGATTTTCTGCGTAATCTGCACGATCGCCGTTATCATTCCGGAAGCTATGTTCTTGTCGAAGTCCTGTCCGGCTTGATTGAAACGTTGAGCTTGCGCCGTCAGTCCGGTAATAACCCGCTCGACGATCGCGTTCACCGCTCCGGACAAGCCTTCAATGTTCGCAATAATACCGTTGTTCACGGCGTTTACTGCTTCCGCCGCCGTCAGCGCGCCCGCTCCGCCCATTGCGGCGGTCATATCGCCTTCAACGCCGCCCATGTTGTCGGTGAAGCCTACGCCCACGCCGTCCGCCATGTTTCCGCCGATTTCAGCGAATACCGTTGACGGAGAATGAATGCCGAAGAAGTCCTTGATACCCGAAACAAGGGACGAAGCCCAGCCGGATACCTTTTCCCATAACCACGAAGCCGCGCCGCTGATACCTTCCCACAAGCCGTGAAGAAGGTTTGCGCCCGCGTTTACAAGCTCCCCGCCCAGCGACGCGAACGCTTGCACAATGCCGGAAACGATCTGCGGAACTGCCTTCACGATTTCAACTATAATCGTCGGCAAATTCTGAATGAGCGCCACGAAAAGCTGAACGCCCGCCATAATGATTTGGTCGATGTTCCCGATCAGCGCGTTTACAATACTGCTGATTATCTGCGGGATCGCTTGAACGATCGTCACGATGATTTCCGGCAACGCCTGTATGAGCGCGACAAGAAGATCAATTCCCGCTTGAATGATAAGCGGTATATTCTCCGTAAGCGCCGTTATAATCCCGTCTATGATCTGTGGGATCGCTTCTACGATTGCGGCTATAATCTCCGGAAGTGCGGCAACAAGCGCCGTCAGAAGGTCGATACCCGCTTGAATGATCTGTGGGATCGCCGATAACAAGCCGTCGATAAGGCTTGAAATTACTTGCGGAAGCGCGGCAACAATAACCGGAATAGCGTTGATAATGCCTTCCGCCAGCCCCGTGATAAGCTGTAATGCCGCGTCGATCAACAACGGGATATTGTCGATCAGCGTTTGAACGATCTTCAATACAACGTCAACGATCGTCGGAACAAGTTTCGGAAGCGATTTCGCCAATCCGGTCGCAAGCCCCGCGATCAACTGTGCCGCGCCTTCAATGAGAAGCGGCAAAAGCTCCGCAATGCCTTCAACCAGCGTTTCGACGATCTGCACCGCCGCCGAAGCGATAGTCGGCGCGTTCGACACAATGCCGGAAATCAAAGACGTTACCATTTGAACGCCCATGTCGATAAACTCCGGCAATTTCTCAACAATCAGATTGAGAACATCGGAAATCCCTTTGCCCAGCGCGTCCGCCATCTTCGTTACGTCGCCTTCCGCGTCCATGACGGCTTTAGAAAACTTCGTCATAATCGGGATACCTTCGCCCGCCAGCGTATCAAGGAAGGGAAGAGCGATCAAAGAAGCTGCGTTTTTCAGCCCTTCCGCTCCGGCTTGAAGCACTTGTAATTTATCGTTGAAAGCCCCCAGCCTGTTTACTGCGTCCTCCGATAGAATGAAGCCCATTTGTTCCGCTTCGTCGCCTAATTCCTTGAACGCTTCCGAACCCGCTTCAATAACGCTGTTCAATTCCTGCGCGGATTTGCCGAACAACTGCATTGCAAGCGCGTCCCGCTCCGTTTCGTTCTGAATAGAACCCAGCGCGTCGATACAATCCCAATAAACGTCGTTGCTGTTGCGAAGCTCTCCGTTCGCGTCCGTCACGGAAACGCCCAGCTTCTTGTATGCGTCAGCATACGCCGCCGAACCATTGCGGGCGCTGTCCATTGACTTTATGTTTTTTGCCATCGACTTTGTAAGCGTGTTTACTTCTACGTCGATAAAGCGGGCGGCGTAGGCGTACTTTTGAAGATCGTCCGTCGTCTGCCGCGTGAATGTCGCTTGCGTTATAAGGTCGTCTGCATAGTTAGAAGCGGATACCGTTAGCCCTGCAAGAGCGGAAGCCGCGCCCACAGCCGCCGCACCTAACGCGGCAAGCGCCGCGCCGAATGCTTTTCCGACTTTCCCGACGGTTTCCCCGACGGCTTCCCAATTCACTTTGGAACTTTTCAATTCTTCCGAAGTGCTTTTGATCTGCTTTTCGGTTTTCGCCATCTCCGCCTTCGTGTTGTTAAGGTTCGTTTGCATTTTCTGATAGGCGGGATCGGTCGGATCAATGCCCGCTTCCCGCATTTTCTTCAATGCTTCTTCCGCCGCTTCCGCTTTCTTTGCCTGTTCAGCAAGCTGTTTTTGCAAAATCTCCTGTTTTTTCGTCAGCGCTTCCGCGCCGGAAGCATTGTCCGCAAACTCCGCCGTCGCCAGCTTCATTTCGGAATTGATTTCGCGAAGGGAAGAATTTATGCTATTGCAAGCGGCGCGATACTCTTTTTCGCCTGTAAGGTCGATTGATGTTTTGATCTGCTCTTCTTTCGCCATTTATATCCCCCCTAACACGTCGTCAATATCAACTTCTTTCGGAACCGGCTTGAAGCGATCCGGATTGAATTCACGATGGATTTTGAAAAGCGTCAAAATTTTATACGGTGTCATGCGCCATACTTCGGCTTCGCTCCACCGAAGAAGCGTTACGCCGATATAAAGAAGGCGGGCAAGGTCGATTATTCCTTGCCCGCCGTCATGTTTTTTTCGATGTCCTCTTCGTCGTCCTCGCCGTCCTGTTCGGGCGGTTCGGGTGTCCCGTTGTTACCCATAGAAAACGCCTTGAAGATAGCCGTTTTCACTTCCGCAAAATTGCCCGTATGAATGAGCTTGCCCACCTGCTTTTCGGTAAGCGGTTCTTCGTCGTCCTCTGCGCCCTCATTCAAAAGCACGGTCAAAAGCCAACGAAGATTTTTAATGCTGTCCTTTCCGGAAAGCACGGTATCAAGGCGGTCAAAGCCGCCGAATTTATCCTGCATTTCGTCGATCGCGTTCAAACTGAAAAGAAGGTGTCTTTCCTTGTCCAGCACGATCGGGAAGCGCCCGTCTTTAATTGCACTCATAACAGAATAAGGCGGGAAGCCCTTTCAAGCTCCCCGCCGTTCCTCCTTTCAAATTCGATTAGACAGCCGTGTTATTCGGTTCGCGGACGGTAGTAAACCAAGCCGCCGCCACGCTGTTCGTAGGCTCTGCGACGTGTTCAGCCTTCCACAAGCCGTCGGAACGCTTGATGAACTGCCCGACGATCTCCGGCGTGGTGAATTCGATACTATCGCCCTTCGTGGTATAGTTTTCGTCCGGAACGGCAAACTTGACTTTGTAAAGCCAAATATACTTGTACGTTCCGCCAGCTTTCTTCGCGCGGAAGCCGATTGCGAAATACGGTGCTTCGTCCGTGTCTGCACCATAAACAACCTTGTCCGCGTCCTGCTTCTGCCCAAGCAGGGCGGCAAGGTCAGCCGGAAGAAGATCGTTTACGTTCAGCGTGATTTCGCCGGAAACGAATTCTTTTACAACTTCGTCCGCGCCGTCGTCGGCGTAAAGGATCGCTTCGGCTACTTCCACGGAAAGCTCCGCCGAAATTGCCTTCGCCATTCGCACGGGCGTTCCGTATTCCTCCGCGCCGGACGTTCCGATCGTAATGGGCGCGCGGTAAAGATCGCGCAATCCGATTGTTGCCATTTGTCATACCTCCATATACTTGATTTCAACGGGGACGTGATAATAGCCCGTGTCCTGCTCATACACTTCCGCGTTGATGGTTATTCCGTAGAACCCCGCCGCTTTCAGCGCTGTTTTTAAGCGCTGGAGAAGTGCGAAGTAATCCTTTTTTGAATAGATGTTAATTTGATACGTGTATTCCTGCGCGCCCTCTTCATCATCAGAAAAGAGCGTGTCGCGTCCCACGACAAGCTGATAGGTGATAAAGCAAGCCGCCCGCCCGTTATATTTCAAACGGGCGACGGGAACGCCCAGCTTGTCAAGCAACGCTTTCAAAGTGCTGTCAACGTTCATTTTGCTTTTCCTCCCAAACGCGGCGCATTTCTGCCGTTGCTTCGTCCGCCGCTTTTTCGTTCGCCGCCGTGAACCACGGTCGTGCGGGCATATTTGAACGCCCGTAATTCAGCACGAAGCCTTTTTCGGCATTGCGTACCCCGTGCCGATCTGTACCCGTCGGCGCAATATCGACTTATTTTCCGCCGTTGCGCTCTTTTACTGCGGATACCTTGATCGACGCGGTTAAATCGCCCGTTCCTCTGCCTGTGCTGTTTAACTTCTTTGTTTCCGCTTGAAACGCGTTCTTGATAACCTCGCCGCCAGCTTTCAGCATTTCCGGCACGGCTTCCATTGTCGCTTTGTCCCTCCGAAGCATTGCTTCTTGTACGTCGTCAAGCCCTGTTACGGTGAATTTAGCCATCTGCGCCGCTCCCTTCCGCTTCCGGAAGATTAACCAGTGTTAATTCCGTAAATTCTCCGTTCCCGTGCGTGTACGTCCGAAGGACGCGATACCGTTTCCCGCTTGAAACGGGATATTCCACGATCTGCTGTTCCTCATACTCGAAAGAATGAACGTCAAACTTCAATTCCGTTGTATATCCCGCCTGTTGCGCTTTGTAGAATTCCGAAAAGCCCACGGATTTCTTGTCAGCAAAAACCGTTGTCGCGGTTTCAATGCGGGCGACGGGGAAGCCGTGTTCGTTCGTTGACGGCGAAGGATCGGATAGCGCGATCAAGGTTATTTGTTCGCCCCATCTCATTTATTCGCCCTCGCTTTCTTCGGTGTAATCAGCGGTCAGCGACAAGGCGCACTTCAAATAATCGTATGCGTTGCGGTAACGCTCCGCGTCGTCATTGAAGCCGAATTCCGCCTTCGCATAAAGCACAACCGCCCGATCAAGAAGGGGATCGCCCAGCGTTTTACTGGACGATCCCGCTTCCGCCGGAATGTTGATACCGACAAGGCGAAGATCAGCAATCGCCGCGCTGATAAGATCGGAAACTTCGCCGTCAAGCGCCGTCCCGCTCAACCGCAACGCCAGCTTTACCTTGTCAAGCATTCGTCAGCCCTCCCGCTTTAGGCGGTCGCCTTGACCAGCTTCACGATGGCTTCGCCGATAGCGGGCGCGCAATCGAAGATCGCGATACCGCTATATTTGTAGCTGTTCGTGTCGATGTCGTAGGCGCTCTTTACGCCGATGTTCTCCGCAAGGTTCGCGCAAACCTTCTTGTAATCGCCAAGGAAGGCTTCGTGATCTGCGACGTAATCGGACAGAAGAACGGGATAACCGTACACGAAGTACGCGTTGTTCTGAACGGTTACAATGTGGTTCTTGCTGTTGTCCTGCAACGGCATGAAATCGGTGAACAAGGTTTTCTTGTTCATAACGAACTTGCCGTTACGGTCATAGCCGGAAGGCAGAAGCCCGATCAGCGCCTGCACATTCGCGGAAGTAAGCGCGGCGGTCTTTGCAACGGTAACGCTGTTCGTCGCGCCCCAAGTGTTCGCGTTGTCAATGCCCTTCGGCTGGGAAGAACCCGTGCCGTTGATAAGCAAATCTTCGACTTTGCGGGCGATAGCTTCCGCCAGCATATCGACGATCCAGCTTTCAAAAGCGGTAATGCTCATAGTCATTACCGTATCGGAAATCTGAACCAGCTTGACGATCTCGTAACCGGAAAGGGAAACGGTGGTCAGCGTGTCAGCGGCGGCGGTAATGCTTGCGTTCTCGGTGTGGATCGCGGCGGCGTTGTTCGTGCCTTCGATCGCGAACTTTACAGCGCCCTTGACGTGCAGAAGGGTAACTTCGTTCAGCATGGGCGCAAGGGTTTTAACCTTGCTGATAATCTCGTTCGCGGTCTGCGTCGGGATAACCTCCGCGCCTGTGGTGCTGGCGTTTGCGAAGGCGCGCTTCTCTGCGTCGTTCAGCGGAAGGCGACGAATGTTTTTCAGCCACGCGGAACGATATTCGGGCGTACCGAAGGGATCGTCGGGCGCGGCGTTGCCGTCGCTGTTGTTCTGCTGGAAGGAACGGGAAACAATGCCCGCGCCCTTCGCGATATTGTCAAGAATGCCGTTGCGCTTCTCTGCGGCGGCAATCAGTCCGGCGCGCTCTTCGGTAAGCTGGGTGGTTTCCTGCTCCAGCGCGTCAATCTCTGCGGCGGTCATAGCGTCGCCGCGCTGTTCGATCTCCTGCTTGATAGCCGCAAGGCGGGCTTCGATTTCTTTAATTCTCATTGTGTTAAACCTCCGTCATTAGTTTGATTTTCAAAAGTTTCTTCCGGCGTTCCAGCCGCTCCTGCTGTTCCCTTTCGATCACTCCGTCGAAATAGGATCGTGCCGAAATATCGGTATCGGCGTTCGCCGGAATGGATACCGCCGAAACGTCGTAAACCTTCGCAATTTTCAAGATCGTGCGTGTGCGTGTGTCGCGGTCGTAGCTATCTTCCGATACGCGGAAAGCCCACGACATTTTCGTAACAAGTCCGTTCTTGATTTCCTCGAACATATCTTGTGCCGCGCGCGATTTCGACAAGTCCGCGAACGTGAAAAGCCCGTTATCGTTAGCTTCAACGCCCAGCGTCCCGTTGGAAAGGCGGGCAAGCACCTTTCCTTCGTGGTTATACTGCATGATTACGTCGGACATATCCGCACCCGCAAGGGCGTTCCGGTCGATCCGCTCGTAATATTTGTTCCCGTCCCACTCATACAGCAAATAGGGCTTGTCGAACGTTGTTGCGTAGCCCTCCACGTAGAAATCCGTATCAATTCGCTTCTCCGCCGCCGTCGGGATCAATAGCGGCTGGATCATTGTTCGGTACTCCCGATCCGTCTTTTTTGGCATTTGGTGTAACCTCCTTTCCCAATTCTGAAACTTCCGCGTATTCCTTGCGGATATAATATTTCTCGCCGCCCTCAACGTGCGCCATGTTCCAAACGTCCATAACGCCGTTGCGGTTCAGCAAGCCGCGGTCAAATAACTGTGTGCTGATATTCAGCTTCGTTTGATTGCTTGCGTATTGTAAGCGGTTCGCGGTAAACGTGATCGCGTTCCCGAAGGACAATTCCCGCGCCGTGTACGTCATATTCGACATAACAAGCGAAAGCTGGATCGCGAAAGGCTCGATCTTGCCTTCGTAATACGCGTTCCATTCGTCCTCCGTGTATTTGTTTTGCAGAATGCCCGCATTCGTGCCGAAGTAGTTAAACACGTTTTCGTTGATCTGCGCCATCTGCGCGGCGTTGACCGTGAACGGCTTGCTTTCGATCGGCTTCACGTCAGCAAACTTCGCGTCGTAGATCACCATTCCCGACTGATTTTCCGCCGAAAGGTTATCCGCCGTGAAGCGCTTGCGCTCCTTCGTGATGTCCTCCGGCTTCAACATATTTGCAACCTTCGCCAAGAAGCGAATAGAAGCCGAATTTTTAACGCCGTTGATAATGCCTTGATTTTGTGTATGGATCAACTGCATTGTAGGACGAAGCGCGGCGTTACTCTCGCCGAAGAAATCGTCGGTATATTGAAACTGCGTCATTACGCCGACGCGTTCAAACTCGATCGCGGCTTTCTGCCCGCTCCCGAACGTATAACGCAAAAACGGCGCGCCGTTGTACTCGACAACTTCGCACCGTTGAGGAAGCAGGGGATAATACCCGATCAGCCCGCCGAATTCATCTTCGATCGGAACAATGAAGCAAGTATTATTCACCGAAAGGATCGTCGCGATCCTGTAAATGAACTTCGATGTATCCATGAACGGATTAGGCTTGAACTGCAACGCCCGTTCAAGGTTCTTTTGCGCCGTGCCGCTGATCTCCGGTTTCAGCTTTGAAGCGAAGGACGCGAACGAATGTATCGCCGCGCGCGTAAGCTCCATTTCGTAAATACTTTCCGGCGCGTTGCTGAAAACGGGCGTGTACCCGTTTAGCATTTTGAAATAGCCTTCCGCCTTCAAGTCGGCTTTCGGCTTCCGGAAGATAGTTTCAAAAACTCCCATGTTTTTATCACCCCGCATTTTTGAGCATTTCGCCGATTTCGTTATAATATTTCTGCCGCACGGTCAGCGCGTCGATTACGGAAACGAAGCCGTCAATTCGCGCCCGCTGTTCGATCTTCACGGGACGGAATTTCCGCGTTTCCATGTTGTGCTTCAATGCGACGTTGAGGAAGTGCGCTTTCAACAAGTTATTGTCGGCAATCTTGAAATTGCCGTCCTTGATAACGCCTTCAAACTCGCGGATCACGGGCGCAAGGTTTTCACCCTGCCATACGTCGTCCGTCTGCCAGCCCGCGTTCTTCAAGTCGTCGATCAGATATTGCGCGGAATAGCGGTCGTACCCGATCTTCAAGATATATATTCCGTACTGATCCCGAAGCATAGAAAACCATTCGTAAACGTCGCGGTAATCGACGTGGTTTTCTCCGGATAGCTTGACGATCCCTTGCTTTACGAATATGTCATACGGTACGCCGTCAATCGCTTGTGCCGTTTCAAGGCGGTTCGCTGGCATAAAGAATTGTGCGAAGGCATATAGAACGCCGTCCCGCTCAATCACGACGGAAGCGGCGGTCAAGTCCGTTGTTTGCGAAAGGTCTATGCCGCCCACGGCGTAACTGTCCTTGAAATCCTCCAGCTTCGCGTGAATTCCTGCGCCGTCAACAACGACGTAATCAAGCCACGCGACGGAAGAATTCTGCTTGATATTGCAATACTTCGTAAGGAATTCAGCCCGCTTCGACATACTCATTTCGGCGACGGCGATTTCCTCTTTGAAGAAGTCCGGCGAAACAGAAACGCCCATATTCGGATTTGCTTTTTTAAGCTCTTCAAGGTCGTTCCATTTCTCCACGTCGTCGATCATGTAAAGCAGGGGAAGAAGGCGGCGTTCCTTGCTTCCCCCCTTCAAAAACGCGGTCGATCGCTTCATAAGCTCATCGAAAATACCGTCGTTTTCGTAACCCGCCGTTGAGATCGAAAGGATCATCGGCTGGCGGCGCGCGCCAAGCGCGGATTTCATAACTTCGTACTGCTTCAAGCCGCCGTCGCCGCGCCACGACGCGACTTCATCGTTCACGACTAAATGCGGATTGAAGCCGTCGGATTTCTTCGCGTTGAACGCAAGCGGCTTGATCGCGGGATTGCTTTCTTCGATGTAAATATCGGAACGGCGCTTCTTCGATAGGTCGGAAAGCTCCGGTTCTTTTTTAATCATCTGATAGAAGTTATCGTAAACAATGTTCGCTTGCTCCAGCTTCGGCGCAAGGCAATATATTTTCGCGCCGTATTCTCCGTCAAGATATGCCATATATGCAATGACGGCGGACGCAAAAAGCGTTTTGCCGTTCTTGCGCCCGATCACAATAAACACTTCACGAAATACGCGCGTTCCGTCCTCTTCGACGATCCCGAACATAACGGAAACGGCGGCTTTCTGCCACAACTCCAGCTTCAAAAGGTCTGTGCGTCCTTCGCAATGATGGCAAAAGTTTTCGATGAACCGAATTGCCTTGTTTGCCTTCTTCGCGTTGAAGGTGAAAAGCCCTTCTTGAAGCCCCTTCACGATGTATTCATACAGAAGGCGAACCCACTTGCCGACGGTTATATTTCCGGAAGAAATGCCGTCGAAATACTCGTAAATGTAATTTGAAAAGGGCATTTTTATTCGTCCCGTAGCGCCTGTAAGCGGCTTTCTTTTTTCTTCTCCAGCGGTACAAGATCGCAAAGCTGTTTGATAATAGCGGCGTGATTTTTTGTCATGGCGATATGTGTTTTCACCGCGTCGCTTTGTTTCGTCCCGCTCTGATTTGCGCCGTTTTGGTATTCGACGGTGTAGCCCTCTTCGTTGATGATCTCTTGCAATTCTTCAAGTGATACCGCCATGAACGCCGCGTTTTTGATAAGGCTTTCGACGGTCTGCAACTTGTTTTTATCCAAGTCTTTGAAAATGCGCTTCAATCGGGAAAACTCCCGCTTGATCTTTTCTTCTTTCGTCAAGTCCTTCTTTGTCGCCATAAATATCACCCCCTTTTCCGGTCAACCCACACCCCCTTAAACGCGTACACCCGTTATGCGCGCGCCTGCGGAGTATTTTTAACCTCCCGCCCTCGGTGTCGAACCCTCCCTAAATTTTGAGCGAATAGGGGGGATATGAGGTTTCCCGCTTCGTCGAATGCGTACCGTTTTTTCTTGTCGTTCCGGTGGTGTTCTTTGTTGTGGCAATCTTGACAAAGCGCTTCGAGATTATCCCACGAAAGCGCTATGTATGGATCGTTGATATTCTGCTTCGTCAAGTATGTTTTGTGATGTGCGATCTTCGCGGTTACTGGATCGTCCGGCGTTGAACAGCGTTCGCACAAGTAGCCCTTCGACTTCAAGAAGCTGTCGCGGCATGAACGCCAAGCGTCCGAATTGTAGAACCTTTCCGCCCACGGCTTCATGCGGTTATCCTCCTTCCTGTGGAAAAGTCTGTGCAAAAGAGCAAAAGAAAAAGCCTTCCGCGTATCACGCAAAAGGCTTTATCCCGCGCTATTCAATTCGCAATAATTCAGCGTAATTATTATATCACGCGTAAGCGTCGCGGACAAGGTGCATTGTTTGGTCGCGTTTTGGTCATTTGTCAACGGCTTTCCGGTATGTCGCCGCTGATACCGCCGCCGGAATGCCGAATACACATACCGCCATATCGTTGACGATCTTGTTCCGCCAGCGGCGCGCCGTCTTTATCTCTTTGAGAATACCCGCGTCGGAAAGCTCTTCCGCGATCTCTTCGCACGTCGCTGTTCCGCCCTCTCGCGGATTGCCGTTGATGTCCTCGCCGAAATAGTAAAGCCGGATCACAACGAATTCTTTATGCCCCTCGAAAAGAGAAATAGCGCGTGTCAAGCTGTCAAAGCCGGATTTCGTTTCTTTGAACTGCTTTTGTTTTTCCTCTCGCATTTCCTCGACGATCTCCGCTTCCGTCTTGCGCTGAATAAAGCCCTTCGCCTGTGGTGCCGTTGAAAACGTCTTTCGTCCTGCGTGATACTCAACTTCGCAATACGCTTCTTCATCGGCTACAAGCGCCGCCAGCTTCTTGTAGTTATACAACAACGTTTCCATTGCCTTGAAGTAATTTACGTACCCCGTGTTCTG